CGAAGCCACCTACAATGGTCAACCCTTTAACGTTGAGATTAAACTAAATGCCAAGGCACAGATGGGTGGTGGTCAATTAATTTATGATCGAGCCAGCGAAACAATTACGCCGCATCCCAACATGATGGCCAAGGTCGATCCGGCAGACGTTGAGATGATCCTGGATGCAGCCAAGGCAAAAATTCCAGCAGTCAATGCCTACATTGATGAATTAATGTTTAGGGGTGTCGATGCACAAGGTTTCCCACAGGGCGGCATATCAACAAAAATTCGTGACAGCATGACCAAAGACGGACTTAGCCGTGCAGTCAACACTGTGGTCAAAGGCAGCACACGTTATATTGTAGACCACTACAATAAAAAAGGTGTGTACTATATTCAGATAGGCGGCGCAGGATTGTTTTATCTAGGTAAGAATCCTTTCGAGTTGCCAGTGCCAGCATTTGAAGGTGATGCACAGATTGAAATGCGTATCAAGTACGCCGGAGCCACTCCCAACTCACAGGGAGTTAAATCACCCAATCGACGGGCCGAATGGGTGGCCATAGGAAGATTGATGACCAAGGTCAAATCTCCTTATAGCTTAGATGACGTGGGATCGATTAAGTCCTTATTCGGCATTTGATTACTCATGCATGTATTCCCTGGCGACGACTTGCCTCTATATTTTCCCTTTCCAGTTGAATGGTTCATTGACAAAGATGTTTTGTTAATATCGGTTGAGGCACCCACTATCGGTAATGTTGACATTGTCATCAATGCTGTAATAAAATATCCAAATACTAAATCTGTGTTCATCTACACTGTGGCAGAAGTGTCTGAATACAATTACTTGGACGCAATATATAATATATTACCCAAGGTCTACAACGTCGACAACATTGTGGTGTGTGATGCTGGAGTACCTCTTGGCCGGGGTAATCTAATTCATATACCCGTGAGTTGGCTGATGCACATCATCCAAGATCAGGCTATATTACCCGAACATCGTCTATATAAATTTTGTTGTTTTAATGCCGTTGCAAGATCACATCGTGTTAAATTAGTAATGGAAATGATTCGAAATGACCTGCTGGAACACGGAAAAGTGTCCTGCGGATGGGCTCGGCCATATTATAGCTGGTCCGATGATGTACCCGTAGAGTTGATGCATTATTTTCCAATGACATTGGACATAGACGCAGGTGGCCCATTGAACTGCGGCAGCGACGATTATTGGCGTACTGCGGTATTCAAAATTATTCCAGAAATGGCCGGATCGATTGTCAACGTCATCTCTGAAACTTCCATGGATCAATATACCAATGCTGAATATGTGTGTTGGTCTCGTGGCATGCTGACAGAAAAGACTATGAAAGCATATTCAGCTTGTCAACTGCCGATTTGGTTTGCAGTCAGGGGATTCGTGCAATATCAAAGAGACCTTGGGTTTGATGTGTTTGATGATATAATCGATCACAGCTATGATAATGTGGAAAATCCCCTGGATCGAATACCGCTGATAATTAAGGAGTTAAAAAAATTAACCGACCAGCCGTTATCAGCATTACAGGATTTGCTTACAGTAAACTGGCATCGGCTTGAATACAATAAAAATCAACTGACTGTGGCCGCAGCCAATATAAAAGAAAACTCAGATTTAAAAGTAATGAAATGGCTAGACTCCACAGTGGCGAACATGCCCAAAGAAGCCCCGCACCCTAGACTAAAAGGGCTGAGGATAAAAGTGTAACCCCGACTCCCAGCCAAATAAATAGAGTTACAGGAACAAATCATTATGAGAAAATTACTAGATAAAATTGTAGATTGGCTGTACGAAAAACTAAGTGCATACAAGATGAAACGTCGTCTTGAGGAACTTAGAAAACGAGACCCGTTCATTTACAAATGAACCACTGGGGACTCAGCGGATTTAGCCATGACGCCGCCTTGGCAGTTGTAACAGAATACAACGATATTCTATTTGCCAGTCACAGCGAACGTTACACCGGCAACAAACACGACGATCAATTCGGGCAAGGATTAATCGGCGCTGCCTTGTCTGCGGGGCAACTCACAGCTTGTCACAGTGGCCAACCCAGCAACATCACTTGGTACGAAAACGATTTACTCAAGCGGGCCAGACAGCTACGGGCAGGACAATGGGATTTAGCATTTACTGAGCCTACTCCGCTGTCTAGGTTAAAACTTGAATTCCCACAAGTGTTCGAAGAAGCTCCGGCGTGGCATCAACACCGACATCACTTGACACATGCAGCCGCAGGCTTTGCCACCAGCACATTCAATGAAGCGGCCGTGCTGGTCATTGATGCCATAGGCGAATTTAACTCTGCCACTATATGGAAAGCAGTCAGTGACCTGCACGGAAACTGTAGCTATAAACTTTTAGAAAAAGTCAACTATCCACACAGTCTTGGTCTAGTCTACAGTGCATTTACTCAACGATGTGACCTAAGACCCTTGGATGAAGAATACATTCTCATGGGCATGGCTGCCTACGGAGAACCCATCTACGCCGATGCCATTAAACGTGACATTATCTGCATTGACGGCAACAGTTTCAGGTGTCACGACAACTGGCACCGTGGCATTGGTAACTGGATGCCTGATGCTAGGCCAGCAGACTTGGCTGCCAGTATTCAACAGGTCACAGAAGAAATTGTCCTGCACATGGCCACTAGAGCTGTGGCCTTGGCAGGTTCACGTAACCTAGTTTACATGGGCGGTGTGGCTCTTAATTGTGTGGCCAACAGTCAACTGGGACAAGTGGCGGATGACATATGGATCATGCCCAATCCAGGCGATGCGGGCAGTAGCATTGGCGCAGTGGCGGCCACCAAAGGTTGTAAGCTAAACTGGCAAGGTCCATATCTGGGACACGACATTGGTCGCCCTTATCCAGTGGAGCAGTTGGTTGAAAGTCTACTGGCCAATCCCATAGCAGCCGTGGCTGCTGGCAGAGCAGAGTTTGGTCCACGTGCTCTGGGCAATCGCAGTTTAGTTGCTGATCCTAGAGGCAATGAAATCAAAGACAAAGTCAATGAAATCAAACGTAGACAAAAGTTTAGACCGTTTGCTCCCATGATTCTTGAGGAAAGAGTACATGACTATTTTGAAATGCCTATCAACATCAACACTAGCCCGTATATGCAGTTTGTGGCTAGATGCAAACACCCCACGTACTTCCCAGCGATTATTCACGCTGATGGCACCAGTAGAGTACAGACGGTCAACGAACAACAGCACCCCGGACTATATCAAGCATTGAAACTGTGGGAAGATAAAACAGGTTGCCCCATCATGCTCAACACCAGTCTGAACATTCGTGGCAAGCCCATGGTCAACACCATCGAACATGCATATGAGTTTAGAGACACCTACGGAATAAATCTAGTGGTGTAAACTAAATACACTATACGACTTACAATAATGTAAGTTTTATGCAGAGGTCATCTGCGTACGGCCTAGAACGCCGTGTTCTTATTAAGGAGAAAACAAATGGCAAGAAGTCTAAATAAAAAATATTTCGGTAACCGTAACCTCGGTACCACAGGCACAAGCGATGACCACATTGGTGGTGAAGGTGTTGCCAGCATCACATTAGGTGGAGTAAACAACAGTACTGGTTATGCCCTCTACGACCCACTCGATATCAGTGCTCCTACTCTACCAGGTGGTGTACAAGCTACTGCTAGAGTCTCCGCACTTGGCGCCAGCAACAAGATTACAGCAATTGAAGTTACAGAAAAAGGTTCCGGATATACGGCAGCCCCTACAGTTACAGAAAGCGTTGGCGGAGTTCAAGGTACATTGACTTTCACCGCAGTACTAACCAATACACAAGTAAATAGTATATACACATATGCAAAAACTACATCAGGCGGCACAAGCCAATTAGCCGATATTATTCGTCAAGTTGGCGGCCGTCGTTACAAAGTTAACACCGCAGACGGTACAGCAAATTGCAAATTAAAAGGCAGTGCTGTTTCATCAGTGGGCGATATGACTATTATTGCTCAAGACAGCGCCGGCGGCACATATTATGTTACCAAGTTAACTGCTCACAAGGCAACAATAACACGTGGTACTGGCACACAATTTGCCACAGGTGCGGCAGTGCGATGGACTTTTGGTGCGGCAGTATTAAACACTTCTGTGACACTAGACAACGCCTAATTTTAAGTAATTAAGTTGATAGAGAAAGGGGATTTATTTCCCCTTTCTTTTTGACTATTCTCAACCTTGGTATAATAGCCATAAATACTTGTATGAAATTTCTACAACAACTAGACGAAGCTCATCTACTTAGACATATCACCAGTATAGAGAACATGGGAGTAGACGGCATGGTTAAAATTGCTCTACTAGAGCTCAGTAACCTAGTCATGTTTCAACACGACAAGGCCGCACAGCAATATGCCTCGCAGACACTTCAGGGAAACTTCATGGGCTGGAGAACCAGCGGCACAGATCTGCACAATGCCATAGCGGCATTGAATAACCCCGATTATCGTCGTAGACTGGGAGTTACTCATGGTACTCCCAATGTACTGCAACTACAGAGAATACTACGTGATGCACAAACTGGCAAGGCATCTCCCAATGATTTTAACAAGTTTGCCATGAATCTACAGCGTGATTTCCAAGTCAGTAACACTAATTTAACTGCGATTAGACGCAGAGTGGCAGATTTTGGTCTGTTAAACACAGCACAACAGTCACAGCTATCCACAGATGTCACCCGGGCTTATGGGTCACAATTTGGGCAAAGTGACATAGCAATCATTAAAAATACCAAGCCTTCCAGCGTTGTTCGCAGTCTGGGCAAATGGGCCGCAGTGACCAGTGCCGCCATGGTGGGCGGCTATTATTTAGGCAAGACTCTGTCGTCATAATACACCCTTTTGTCAAACAGAACTAAATAGTATTATGCACTTGATAGGTTTCAAGGCTACTTTTTTTAAGATTCAGGAGAATTAACATGGCAGGTCAAACAAAAGTAAACGGTATCGGTCACGCACACGGTACTCTATATAGCACATCACAGCTAAAAGCATACGTCATTGACGCAGGCGCATCATTGGCAAGTCAAGGCGGCATTGGCGGAGCAATTGAAGCTCTAGCACAAAACATTGCTCCATTGATGATGCAGAGCGTTTCAACATCGGGTCTAGTACACGTTGTTGTTGACGGACACCCAACTGATGCGGCTGGCTTACAAGCACGTATCCGTGAAATGGGCACAGTTAACAGTTACGACTTCAGTGGCGCAACAGTTACAGCAGGTAGCAACATCGTTGTATCCTAATAAGCAATAAACCTCCTAGGGATGGGAAGTTAGAAAGGGACAGAAATGTCCCTTTCTTTTTGGCCGACGATTAATCTGGCTACATAGTAATATGAACATTATTATCGAAACCAGTGCAAATTTAGACCCAACCACTCCCGGCGGGAATAAGAATATTCAACTACTATTATCTTCAGTTGGTATCCGTAGTCAAGTTGAATTTAATGGGTTGTCTAAGAATAAAAACAAATGGTTGATGGATTTAACTCTGGAACGTCCTGACTATTGGGGCAAAGATCTCGAATCTATGTATGAAGATTTGAATAATTTGGTACTAACTGATAATAAAAAACCCTATCCATTTGTAGACAATTACAAAATTACGACAAAAGAAATAAATATTGAGACCGATAAATTATCGGAGAAGGCTCTCTAGGACCCCCGTTTCCCCCTAACCCCTAAGGAGAGCCCACCAATGGCTGTTGAAGTATTACTTGCACGAGATATTGAAAAAGAAAACCTAGAAGCCCACGTCGAGCTTTGCGCTGAACGGTATCGCCGTTTGGAAGAAAAATTAGAAAACGTGGAAACTAAAATGGGTTCGGTCAGCAGCGATCTGTCTGGATTACATGCTAGCATGAGTCAGGATAATAAAATTATTATTAAGACACTGATTGCCACTGCTGGCACAATTATTGTGGCCCTAGTCAGTGCAGTGGCCGCAGTCTTAACCAAAATGGCTTGACCTATCATGACTTTGCGTGAATTAACTAATCAAATCCGTATTCCAGTTTATTTGAGCAACGAGGAAAGACGGTTATATATTAAGCTAAAGGAAGGCCGGCGCATGTCCGAATTAGACGAACGTGAGCGTGATGTCATTCTGTATAGTTTAAAAATTAAAGGACTAGTGGACGATCATGCAAATTAATAAACAAGAATTACGAGATCTAGTAGATCAGCAATTTGAAAATGCCGCATACAAAGCTGACGCAGCCAAGAGTTATGCTGTGGGCACATTTAAGGTCTACGAGTCCGGATCATCATGGATGGTCAAAGATCGTACATTACTCAAAGAATTTAGCACCAGAATGGCCGCACTGAGCTGGGCCAAGTTTACCAGTCAGGGCAGAGACACCTGTGCCTCCACAGTGGAAACACTCAGCGAAGAACTAGATGGCGCCACTACTCACGTCAAGCAACTAATTAAGACTTCACTGCGTCACGATGCAGTGGTGGGCAAAATTGATCCGGCACTGGACAAACGTCGCACCAAGGTTGGCAATTTAGCTAACTACATCCTGTCGAACAGCTAAATATCTAACAAGGGATTTTTTATATGAAAAACATCAGAACACTACTAGAAGGCGAATTAGAAAAGGCAGAAGCTACACTGGCTGCTCGTAATCTAGTTGACGAAATTCAAGACATGCTACAAAGCGTCAGCAAATTACAAGTTGAAGATTTGGCTGCATTGAACGAGACCATGCGAGCCAACATGAGTCCGGAGATTGCACAGGCATTCAACACCAGTGCCACACAGGCGTTGCAATCTGTGGTTGATTGCTTGACACAAGCTAAGACAGATTTAGACAATGCAGTTATGACTGCCACTGATCCAACAGGTGCTTCGGCAATTCAATCAGCTGAGCCCACGGATGGCGGCCTAGATGGTTTAGACGCACTGGGCAACGGTGATGCTCCAGCAGTTGATCCCTCAGCCGCAGGCGGAGAGTTGCCACTGGGTCGTGCCCAGCGTGAAGAAGGTCGTAACTCAATCAAGCAACAAATTGAAGCACTAGAAGGCAAGTTAAGAGAAGCTAAACGAGCTAATAAAAAGGCCGTCTAATGTTATTAGTTGAATTGATCCAAAGCGATTCAGATCGTGAATTAGAATCTGCTTTGCGAGCAGCTCTCAGTGCTCGCAAAGCAGGATCAATTACGACTGTGGGCTTTAATCAATTGGCCAAGTCAGCAGGCCTCACATCACTGAGCAAGTCAGCATTTGATAATTTTGTTGCAAACCATCCTGAACTCAGCGCAGGCATAGAACAAACCAGCGACAACGGTATTGCACTGGCTGACCCAGATGCAGAGCCAGAAATGGACATGCCGGATGACGCCGAACAATCAGCAGATGATTCGGCTCCCCCAGCAGATGGCGCCGCAGATGATGTGGCCATGGCCGCAGATGGTGCAACTCTTGCCCCAGATGCCATGGACGACCTTGGCGGACTTGACTTGACAGCTGGTACAAACACTGGAGCACCAATGACTCCGTCATCTAGAGTGTCTCCAGATCAAGGCAATGCCATCACGCCGAAACCACAAGAATACGACACTGTTCAACGAAGTGCCCAGCGAGCTCTGGGTCGTCGGTTATAATAAAACTTGACTAGTGTCAAATAGTATGCTATAATATAGTATGCTTATTTCTAAATATCCTTACGAGACATTAACTCGCACAGACACCCCAAATGGACGCCGCTACTTAACACCAGATGGCGAACGGTTACCCAGTGTAACAACTATACTGGACAAAACTAAAAGTGCTGAATCCAAAGCCGCATTACAAAACTGGCGCAAGCGAGTGGGCGAACAGCAGGCACAAGAGATCACTACAGAAGCCGCAGGGCGTGGCACCAGGATGCACAAGTATCTTGAAAACTATGTAGAATCTGGAGACTTGGGTCAGCCAGGCACTAACCCCTACAGTCAACAAAGCCACAAGATGGCCACAGTCATTGTAGAAACCTACATGAAGGAACACCTGCACGAAACATGGGGCAGTGAGGTTGCATTGTACTACCCTGGCTTGTATGCAGGCACCTGTGACTTAACTGGTAATTGGATGGGCCGGCCTGCAATCTTAGACTTTAAACAAACCAACAAGCCCAAGAAGCGTGAATGGATTGATGATTACTTTTGTCAATTGGCCGCATATTCAGCCGCCCATGACGAACTGTATAACACCAACATTGATCAAGGTGTAGTACTGATGTGCAGTGCAGAATTTCAGCCGCAATTGTTTGAAATCAGCGGCTCGGAATTTCAAAAATACAAGGACATGTGGTTTGCCAGAGTGGAACAATACTACGCATCTATCTAATCCCGATAGCAATAAATACAGCTAACGGAGCAGAGAATATGCCAATAGTACAAATATCAAGAATTCAACACAGAAAAGGTCTATTAGAAGACCTTCCACAACTGTCCAGTGCAGAACTAGCCTGGGCCTTAGATGAACAACGACTATTCATTGGAAATGGGTCATTGTCTGAAGGTGCGCCTTATTTAGGTAACACAGAGCTACTGACTGAGCACAGCGACTTATTACAGTCTGCATCTCCCTATACCTTCAAAGGCAACAGCCCGTTACAGACCGCCGAGACCAGTATCTCAGGCAGTGACGTGACTCGTAGTCTTCAAGACAGGCTAGACGACTATGTCAGCATACGAGGATTTGGAGTTGATGGCAATAACGCAGAATGCAATGCAGCCATATCCTTTGCCCTGTCAGAGTTATATGGCCGAGGATTTGACCCACAGACACGTATTGGTCTGTACATGCCAGCAGGCGAGTACTTAATCAATGAACCAATTAAAATTCCTCCCTATGCCTTTGTATTTGGTGATGGTCGTGGACGAACAATTATCTATAATAACACAGCCAGCAAGTCTGTGTTCAAAACTGTGGACACGGCTGGCAACAGTGGTGCGTCCATGGGCACAGATTTAGTGGCAGGCGACGGTGAAGTACTGCCCATGGGTATTACTGTGCAAGGCATTACATTTGAACAACGTCAGGGTGCAAATTTATCTGAAATAAAAAGCACGTCAGACATAAACTTCATCGACTGCGAGTTCAAGGGCACATATACTTCCATGACTGGCACCAGCAATCAAACAGCATTTGCATTTGATTCAACCACTGCGGCTCCCAGCAAGCGAGTTAAATTTCATCGTTGTACTTTTAAAAACCTAGGTTATTCCATCAACCAAGCTACATTATTGTCAGGCGGTATCAGCTTCAGTCAATGCGATTTCATTGACTTGTATAAAGGCATAGTGTCCGGGGCCACTGCTGGTGAGTTCAGCGATCCCATCATCGTACAAGGTTGTGTATTTTCAGGCATCAGTGCCCAAGTGTTGACCACCACTGGCGGCGCAAAAATCATCAGCACTGGTAACCAATATATCAATTGTGGCAATCGTGGCACAGGAGCCAGTGTTACACCCATCATGTCATTTGGCAGCAACGGCAGTGTCAGTTGGGCAGATCAGTTCGACCGAGCTACTTCAGCATCTGTGGCAAGAATTGAATTGACCAGTTCTGCCACCAAGTATGCTTACATGGATCCATCAGATAGATTTAGTTGGGGACACGTTGATCAATTGACAACATTGAATCAAACATTGGCAGACAACTCATCTGGCAGTTTGACAAACTTCTCTTTGAATCCCAGTAACAACAAGCAAGCTGAACTAATGTACTCCATCACACGTGGCGGCATATCACGTTCAGGTAAATTAACCCTGGCTGTTATTTCGTCAGTGGCCAGTCTCAGCGACAATTATACCTATACTGGATCAGCTGATGTGGGTGTAACTTTTAGCTTGACTAACTCCGGCACTAGTGCTATAATAAACTGGGCCACAACCAGTACAGGTAATTCAGCAACTATTACAGTACTACCAGTTACAATCAAAGAACTCTGATAGCCTCGGTGGGCCACTGTTAAATAGCTATACGAAATTTTAGAAGAAAAGAAAAAATATGAAAGTTAAAAAACGCTCCGGTGGATTTGAAGATGTCAATCTTGACAAGATTACAAAAGCAGTGGGATATGCCTGTGGTGGGTTAGATCAAGTAGACCCCTATCAAATTGCAATTAAAACCGTGGGCGGAATGTATGATGGTGTAACAACAGCTGAACTAGATCTGTTGAGCATTCAAACAGCCATTGGCTTCATTGCAGAAAATCCTGAATACACTCGTGTGGCATCACGCTTACTGAGCCGATATATTGACAAAGAAGTCAGTACACAAGACATCGAAAGCTTCAGTCAAAGTATTGTAGCCACACACGACGCTGGCCTAGTCAGTGACGAAGTAATGGCATTTGTGCAGGCCAATAAAAGAAAACTAAACTATTCAATCAAACCGGAACGTAACGATTTGTTTGACTATTATGGTATCCGCACTGTGTATGATCGTTACCTTTTAAAGCATCCGCAGAAGCGCAGTGTATTAGAAACACCGCAATATTTCTTCATGCGTGTCAGTTGCGGCTTGGCAGAAACTGTGGAAGAAGCAGTGGAACTTTACAATCTACTGTCCAGTCTAGAGTACATGGCCAGTACTCCAACTCTGTTCAACAGTGGCACACGTCATAGCCAAATGAGCTCTTGTTATTTGCTGGACAGCCCATTAGATGATCTCATGGACATTGAAAAGCGTCGCAGTGACATTGCACTACTCAGCAAGTGGGCAGGCGGCATTGGACTATCTTACAGTCGTGTGCGTGGCAGCGGATCGCTGATCAAAGGCACCAATGGCAAGAGCAACGGCATTGTTCCGTTCCTACACAGCCTAAGTTCCAACGTGGCCGCAGTTAATCAAGGTGGCAAGCGCAAGGGCGCAGCCTGTGTTTATCTAGATACATGGCACCCGGATATCTTAGATTTTCTCGAACTGCGTGACAACACCGGCGACCGTGAGAAGCGAGCTTATAACTTAAACTTGGCCAACTGGATTCCTGACCTGTTTATGAAACGTGTCAAAGATGACGGTCAGTGGAGTATGTTTGATCCAGTGGTTGCTCCCAAGTTGAGCGATTTGTTTGGCGATGAGTTTGAAGCAGAATATATTCGTTTAGAACAAGAAGGCAAGTTTGCTCGACAATTTCCTGCACGTAAGATCTATGCACGTATGATGAAAACATTGGCCGAAACTGGCAATGGTTGGATGACGTTTAAAGATACATGCAACACTCGTTGCAACAGCGCAGTGGACGGCTATGTTGTGCATAGCAGTAACCTTTGCACAGAGATTGTTGAGCCAACATTTGCTGGCAGAAAAGAAAAAATCAAACGTTCGGAGTATACTCCGGAGATGTCAACCAGCAGTCGTGTCACTGGTTACGACGCCACTACCGATGAATTAGAAGTAATGACTGATGGCGAAGTGGCAGTGTGTAACCTAGGCTCAGTTAATCTAGCCAAGCACGTGACTGCCGAAGGCAAAGTCGATTATAAGAAACTGCGTAAGAATGTGGCAGTGGCCGTCAAGTTCTTGGATCGTGTGATTGATCGCAATTACTATCCAGTGCCAGAATCTAAAAACAGTAATAATCACTGGCGTCCGGTGGGCCTGGGCTTAATGGGCTGGCAAGACATGTTGTTCCAACTACGTGTTCCTTTTGACAGTCCTGAGGCTGTGGAACTAGCTGGCAAGATTCAAGAAGAGATCTATTATACCGCTCTTAAAACCAGCTGTGACCTAGCTAAGAAATCCGGTGCCCATCGTGACTTCAACAAGACACATGCTGCCAAGGGTTTATTCCAATTCGATCTGTCCAAGACAGATCGAGTAATAGCCGATAAAGAATGGAACGATCTGCGTGAAGAAGTCAAGACTCACGGACTACGCAACAGTCTATTGATTGCCATTGCTCCCACAGCCACAATCAGTGGCATCTGCGGCGCCAACGAATGTATCGAACCACAGATCAGCAACATCTTTAAACGTGAAACACTCAGTGGCGAATTCATTACTGTCAACAAATATCTCATCAATGATTTAAAGTCACGTGGTATTTGGAACACGCATGTACTGTCGCAGATCCGTGCCACTGGCAGTGTGCAAGACATTGCAGAGATACCCAATGATCTTAAAGAACTTTATAAGACCGCTTGGGAAATTAAACAACGTACATTGATTGATCAAGCAGTGAGTCGAGGACTGTTTGTTGACCAAGCGCAGAGTTTAAACTTGTTCATGAACACCCCTGAGATTGAAAAGATGAGTGCCATGTACATGTACGCCTGGGAACAAGGTGTAAAGACTACATATTATCTACGCAGTAAACCAGCCACTTCTATTAATAAGATTTCATCGGCCACCACTGCTGCCGTGGCAGTGGTTGACACAGAAAATCCTGAAGTATGTGAAAGTTGTACTTGATTCTGTATAAGTATTGTCATGAAGATTAAAGATTTATTAGAAGATGTCGCCGCCGGCACAGTTAGTTCTGTGGTGGCCGGAGACATTGCCGCAATTCCTAATCCTCACGTTACCAATCCTTACCGAAGCGGTAAGGCTAAATCCCCCAAACCCAAAAAAGTAAAACCCACGGACAACGCCCTTAACATGGATGTTAGTTTGTTTGGTGGCGCAAAAATTAAACGATAAGCTATTAATGTAGCATATTATATCTATTGCCACCGCTGTAAGTAAGTCACCCATTCGGAGAATATTATGATTTTAGAACCAGGTTTCCACCTAACTTTGCGCCCTATGCGCTACCCACAATTTTACCAACACTATCAAAACGCCATTAAAAATACTTGGACAGTGGATGAAATCAGTTGGGTAACCGATGTTGCCGACCTACGAGACAAACTCACCGAAAGCGAAAAACATGTGGTCAGTCGTCTTGTGGCGTTCTTTGCCACCGGCGATAGTGTGGTGGGAAATAACCTAGTTTTAAATCTATACAAGCACGTCAATAGTCCAGAAGCTAGAATGTATTACAGCCGCCAGATTTTTGAAGAAGCATTGCACGTTCAGGCTTACCTAACTCTAATAGATAACTATCTACCAGACGAAGCAGATCGAGCACAGGCGTTTGATGCAATCAAAAATGTTCCCAGCATCAAGCACAAGGCAGACTTTTGCTTCAAGTGGATCGACAGCATCAGTGAACTTGATGTATTAGACACTGATGCAAAGAAACAACAATTCTTACTAAACTTGGTTACATTCTCCGCCGCAGTCGAAGGCCTGTTCTTCATGGGTGCATTTGCCTACATTTACTTCCTGCGTAGCAGAGGACTGCTACACGGTTTGGCCAGTGCCACTAACTGGATTTTCCGTGATGAAAGTCTGCACATGAATGTTGGCTTTGACATAGTAGACACAGTTCGTCAAGAGTATCCGCACTTGTGGACTGAAGAGCTAGAAGCACAGGTTGTAGAAATGTTGAGTGATGCGATCCAGTGCGAGCTACTATTTGCTGATGACACATTACAAATGGGCATGGCTGGCTTCAGTCGCCAAGACATGGAAATATACTTGAAGTTCTGTGCGGACCTTAGACTAGAGCGACTGGGCATTGCCTACAGATTCGGCGGCAAGAATCCATTCCCGTTCATGGATCTTCAGGACATGGACAGCCACACTAACTTCTTCGAGCGAACAGTTTCTAGTTATCAAATTGGTGGCGTGACTGCCAGAGCTGAAGACGTAAAATTCGACATGGTCGACTTTTAATCGTTAAGTATATTCATGTTAATAAACACCTCAAGTACAACCCCTGAAGTTGGTCTACCAATTACTCTCAAATTGGTCACCGGTGAAGAGGTCATTGGCAAAGTTACCAGCGTGACAGCCAATGACCTCACACTTTTAAAACCCTGTGTGATTTTTATTAATCCACAAAATGGTCAGTTGGGAATACAAAATTTAATTCTCAGCGCAGACCATGAAAAACCAGTCGTGTTTAATCGATCGGTCATTGTTGCATATTCCGCTTCAGAGCGGGGTATTGCAGAGCACTATCTCAGTGCATTAACAGGTATTATTAAGGCTCCTCCGGGGCTACAGCTTTAATAAATATAACATCAGGATGTTGGGTTCACCAAGGTCCTGGTCCGGTAAGTTCGTTCAAAGCAAGTATGCAGAACAAAC